AGCAGGAAGATCCTCGAACAGCTTCAAGCATGCTTTTATGGAAAACTCCAGCGTATTTCCTTCTTCATCCTTGACGCCTTCCCAACTCAACACCACGGTCTCGGCATACACTTGTTTCATGATGGCGTTAGCCGATTCCGCGCCTAGAATTTCAAGTTGGATTTGACGTTTGAATTTTTTGCCAATTCGTTCAAGCGCAACGTTATAGCGTTTGTTCGAACCTCCAGCACGCGCGATCCGGATTATGACTCCATCACCATAATCCAGTTCAACGCCTTGTTGCTCGGCCTCTTCCGACATCTTGAATTTACTGTACAGCGACATGCACTCCATCCTTCCTGAGAGAAAAAGGGGGAAGGAGCCGGAGCTTGCCCCTTCCCCGCGTGCCGTAGCGACGATCCTTAATCATGTTCGAGAACATCGACTCGAAACGTAAAACTGGGGCTGCCTCCCGCGATCACGCAGTTGAGGCGATACAAAGCTGCCCGCGGAACCACGGTAAGAAACTCTTGGGTTGCTGCCACGGCCTGCGTGAAGTCGTCAGGCGTACCAGCGGACTGCCAAGTACCGCCTCCGTCCGAACTATGCTCTACCTCGATGTCCAGCGTAGGCGTCGAACCACTAGCCGCGGTGACGTCCAAACCAAACTTCAAACTTCCTCGTTCGACGGCGAAAGGTCCGGAAACAAAGGTAGCTGTCCGTGCCGCGCTCGGAAGAATCTGTTTGCTTATCGCCACTGTCATGCCAGCTCCTTAAAGGTCAAAGTCTGCTGCGTTCGGGAGGAAGTCCCAAAAGACGAACAGCAGAGTATGGTCCATGTTGGCATCAAATCCCGCCCCCGTGGCCGCGGCCATTTCCAGAGGGATCGTGATCGGTTCGTCTTGCTCAACGTTCGGTCGCCCATCCCCCAAGGTGATTAATGGCACGTCAAAAGTAATGCCAGCGTTTGACTTTACAGTTGTAAAGTCCAGTGTGATGTCATCATTGTTGATCACAGAGTTGATGGCTGCGACGCTCGAGAAATATGCTGTGAGCGATCCACCCACTTCAAACGTCCCTGCGGTCACTTCAAATGCCGACCGTTGCCCAATCGCTTTATTCGGCGACAGGTTATTGTTGAGACCTAGCGTCAATTCCTGGACGAAGGCGAAAAGAGCCGTAGGGGCCTCGTCAGTAGCGCTCAAAACGGCCAGACGGATCCGACTGAAGTCAGAGCTCGTATTGAATGCATCAGCCTCTACGAGGGCAGGACGTGCCCCAGCACGCAAGGCGGTAGGACCATCGACATTTCCGACGTCAATTCCAACGAAGCTGAGATCCACGGTGATTTTCTCGGACGAAGGAATGTTGAAAACAGCCTCCGCACCCACTGCACCTTCAATGTATTCAGCCTGGACCTGAGCTGGGAGAGCATCATCTGGGGCACCCAGCGTGCGTTCAAGGTGGTAGGTCCGTCGGATGATGGAAGTCCCGAGCTCATTCTTGAGAACGCGACCGAAGAACATCCGGAGGGTCTCCGCCGTCGAAGCTTCAGTGACCATGCTCAAATCGGATTTGTCGATCGTCAGAACGTTGGCCGCGATCGATTTGACCCGCTTGAAGCCATTATTCGCCGCGGTCAGGAACTGATCACCCGCTCCGCCGGATACGTCTCCGCCCAGAAAGATCCACTCTCCAGCGATTAGACCCAGTTCCGTAAGGTCTTTCGTGCTTGTGGTTAAGGTCGGAAGAGAACCTGTAGAGTCAACGTCTAAGTCTCCAGCAGCAAATAGAAATCCGACTCGGGAAATGATCCCTGACTGTGCTGCCGCGGTAACGAGGCCCGTGTCCGTGACCGGCACCGAGGCAGTGACCGGCGTGCCTGTAACGACCTTAAGGCCATTATTCGCAGCGTCGCCAAATCCCTTCGCAAAAAGCAAATCGTTCGCCACATAGTTATCGCCGCCCGACACAGGCTCGTAATCATTTCCAGTCCCATCCACGATCGCAACTGCTAGCTCGTCCTTCGTCCTGAAATTTGCGAAGAAAAACCCCTGCATGATGTCTTGCAGGTTTACTTGCGTCAGATCTGTGTTGAAACCGCCCGAGGCGTCGATGTCGGTCGTGACGCCCTTTTTACGTTGCCTGGATGGGTTGATGGGATTCCGCGCGACAGTCGAAATCTCCCCGCCAAAGTCCGCGAAACTGTTAGGCTCCAGCGGCTCCCAGTTGTTCGACGTATTTGCAACGCCGATCGACGTCTCTTCTTGATAGCGCAGCCCAACCTGGTTACTATCAATCTTGTTGACCGCAGCCATCCTTATGTCCTCCCTGCCCTTACCCTAAAGAATCATACTCGAAGTCTGCCAGGACATTGGCCTGGTACCAGGGTCCCTCAACCCCTACTTCGATGATCCGTACATTCCGAAACCAAATGTTGTTAATCGTGGTTTTGCCTTCGAATGCATCTTCTGCAATTTTCGCAAGCGCTTCCATTAACGTCAACCCCACCCCTGTTTCCAGGGGAACAAAAATTTGCACCGTCACGATGCCAAGTTTTGTGAAGCGCCGGCTTCCCGCCGGGCCTAATGTGCGCTGAAAGGCGTCATTATGCCGTATGAAAATCTGCGCCCATGCAGCATCATGGGGCTGATCTCCGAGCGTATTGATGCCCTCATAGAAGATCGTAGGGATCACGGTTCCGTTAACGGCCGGGGTGTCTGCGTCCCACTGAGTCTTGAACCGACCCAGGATCTCATCTCGTGCTACATCAAAAAGTGCGGTCATTGATTCACCGTCACTTGATGCAAAATTATCTGAGTATTTGGCTGGAGCGTCTGCACCCGAACGACCGTCCAGCGCTCATCATTCTCTCGAATCAGAATATCCGTCGCCGCGTCAGGCGTGATGGTGAGCCCTTTAGCTGGAATAAGTACCATTTGTTGACCATCCTTCAGAGTGAATCCCGACTGTCTAGCTGTATCTTCGTCCAACCAAACCGCATCCACTTTCGTGTCAATAAACGCAGGCGTAGGCTCCCAAGGTTTTGTTGCATCCACAAAGGTTTCCCCTGATTTTCTCCGAAGAGTAGAGCGTTCCCCATTCTTCTTGATCAATCGAGACGCAGTGTTGATGCTCTTGTCAAATCTAGCCATTACGCTCTCACCAAATCAATGCCAGTAATCGTCAAGCCTGATTGACGCAGTCGATCGTCGGCAATCGGATACTTCGGCATTTCAAAGACACCACCATCCACAAATTCAACTTTCTCCTCGATCGGTCCAACTCTATCCTCCGTCTCCTTCACTCCGCGGCCCGTACTATCACGATCAGGTGTCGGGTTGAGAGTAGAGGTCAAAGAGATAAATGCGTACTCCGCACATGCATCGGCAATCTCGTATGGGATTCCAAACCGCACGCGACCTTCAAAGTCCTCAGCATCAATACGCGGCCATTTTGTCCTCTGATCAGTGTTGAGGCGCTCGCCCACAAACCGAAAGCGCTGATCCAGGTAGTCTGTAGCTCTGATGATTGCTGCCTGGATCTCAGTGTCCTCCTGTGGGCAAAGATCACCTCCGCGGTCTCTGTGATAGCTCAGAAAGGTTGCTACCGTGATGTAGGCGTTGGCATTCTCAATAGTTCCCGAGTCATTCTGAACCAAAAAATTGATCGTCCGGTCTGCCTGAACGCAGATCATGATAGCGCCATCGAGAACTTGTGGCACGCCTAGACTGGTGTTTACCGAAAACTCAACCAGAAACCGCGACTCTCCGCGGGTTTCAACGGAACCGCTACTGACCGTCAATTGGGCCACGGCCCCGGAAAAGGTGATAGAGTCCACTACGATCGGTGTAGTCGCCGTGTCAAAATTGACAATTTCGGTAGAACCATTCTGAGAGACTAGTGTCTCTCCTGTTGCCAGGAAATCCACAAACGTGAGATTGAAGATTCGGGTCTCGTCCGGGGTCTTTGTCACAGTTCCTGATACCCTTGGCCTAGGCATTATTCCGTCTCCAATGTATCAGGGACCGTGAAGGTCAATTGCTCCTCCGATGGAACGGTAAAAGTCGCATCATCAGGAAGCCCCACTACAAACACAACGCCGATCCCCGCTCCATCTGGGAAGTACCGGTTGCCGAAAAATCGGTCTCCAAAGAAACGACTCGGAAACATGGTTCTCCCCTTACGTCACATCGTAGGTGATTGCGGAACGATTTCCGTTCACATCCACCGTGGCTGTGATTCGGTTCTTGCTGTCTTGGACCGCGTTCCGGAACAACATGGTCGTGGTGGCCGCTCCGCTGACCTTGCCCGCGGTCGAAGAAGCGATCAGCCTTAGG